ATCAGATGGGGATCAATATCCACCGCAAACAGGAATGCCTCCTGCGGTTCCACCAGTTAATAAAATTAATGTACAACCTGGAGCGGATCCAAGTGGTGGAGCATTTACACCGGCAGATCAGGGTTTGGCAACATCTCAAGGAATGCAACAGGCCCAAGATGAAGTACAACCAGAATTGCTAGCAGGGGAAAATATATTAACGCTAAATAAGAAAAGAATATATGGTGGAAAATAACGGTAGAGAAATTATAGCAACAATTATTGATGATATTGTTGCAGGTAGAGATTACAATGCAATGACTTCAGTTCAGGATGTATTACAAAAAAATACTTCTGGAAGAGTAACAGATTTTAAAAAAGATCAAGCAGAAACAATGTTCAAGGAAAAGAAAGATGTTTAAATACGATAGTAAAACATTTTTACCATCAGATCAACGCGAACGTGAAATAACGAATGATGATTTTAAACAATTGTGGGAACAAGAGTTAAATGAAATCAGTGATGAAGAAAATCCTGAATTTATGTTTCAAACAATGCATATGAAACTTGTGTTGGCAATAGCAAATGGAAAAATTAACGCTAAAAAGGCAGCATTAGAAGAATTAGCCAATCGAGGTTATGATAAAAACGGCAAATGGGTTGGATGGGATGAAGATCCAGCACAAACCGCCCAAACTGCCAAAAAACGTGTAGGCGCTTTCCGCGCAATGCAAAAGAAGAGATTCGTATAAATAAAACTATACACTTTAGGAAATAAATATGAAATTACTTGCAGCAAATACAGTTAGTACGGCAACAAATTTAAGCCTAGGTAATGCTACTGCCGTAGCCGTAACTACTACCGCCGTTACATTAATTACTGTCATAGATAATACTGGAACAGCAGACGGCACAGACGGCACTGTAGTTGGTTCTATTTCATTACCAGCGGGTGTAACACAAGTTATTCAAAAAGATGCAGATCAGTATATTAAAGCCAGTGTTACAAATGCACAGTATACACCGGTTGCAAGAACAGGTTATTAAGGAAAACAAATGAAACTAATTTGCGAAGTAAATGAAGAAATAGAAACTCTGATTGAAGCAGAGGGAGACAAAAAAGGTTATTTCATTAAAGGTGTTTTCCTTCAAGCAGAACAGAAAAACAGGAATGGTCGCATATACCCTATGGAAACTATGGCGAAAGAAGTTGATCGTTATAGTAACCAATATATTAAAACAAATAGGGCTTTTGGCGAACTAGGTCATCCAGATGGACCCACCATTAATCTGGAAAGAGTTTCACACATGATTAAAGAGTTGAAGCAGGATGGACCCAATTTTACGGGTAAGGCGAAAATCATGGAAACTCCCTACGGGAAAATTGTTAAGAACCTAATTGACGAAGGTGCGAAGTTAGGTGTAAGTTCCAGAGGAATGGGTTCTCTGAAAACTGCAGGTGGTGCACAAATTGTGCAAAACGATTTTCATCTTGCAACGGCTGGTGATATTGTTGCAGATCCCTCCGCCCCCATGGCTTTCGTAGAAGGCATAATGGAAGGCAAGGAATGGGTTTGGGATAACGGTATTTTAAAAGAAGCTGAAGTACAAGAAATTAAAAACGTAATAGTTAAAGAATTTGCTAAGAAAACAAAGGACGAATCGGTTTACGCTGACTCCTTTGAAAAGTTTTTATCAAAGCTTTAATTTTATAAATATATACAGTAACTAAAAAATCATAGGAGATTGTAAATGTCTGAACAAGAAACTGTCCAAAAGCAGCAGTCTCTTGCCAATAGTGTGAACGAACTAGAGACTTTAGCTCAACAAGCATTGGAATTAGATGGCGAGGCAAGGGAAGAGCTCGTTGAACAGATTAAAACACGATGCGAAGAAGAGGGTCTGTCTTCCCAAGAGACTGATGAGCTATTGGAAGAGATAGGTCTTGTTCAGGAAGCACGAGTGGTACAAGAGGCTGATAACAAACCTAAAGCTGGAAAGGGCGAATCTGCTGAAAAAGTAGAAGGCGACCATGGTAAGGAAAATCCAGATCCAAATCAAGTAAAAGGATCCGGAACCGCTATGGGCAACCCAGTTAAGGGAAAAGCAAAAAATAACGATAAGGGTGAATCAATGGAAAAGGTAAAAGAAGATTTATTGCCTAAAACAAAAGCCGGTATGATGGCAGCTGTTTATGAGAAATTAGGGAAACTGAAGAAAGATCAGATTTCTTCTAATTACGAATCCATTCTAAAATCCTTAGAAATAGTAACAGAAGGCACAGAAGAGCCTACTGATACAAAGCCAATTGACGTCGCTGATGATATCAATGCATTAACCGAAGGTGAAGAACTTTCTGATTCTTTTAAAGAAAAAGCAAGTACTATTTTTGAAGCCGCGGTGCAAGCTAAAGTTAATTCAGTAATTATTGAAAGAGAGCAAGAGCTCGAAGAAAAAATGAAAGCTCAGCTCACTGAAGAGATTGACGAATATAAAGAAGAACTAGTTAATAAGGTAGATAGCTATCTTAACTATGTTTCTGAAGAATGGGTCAAGGAAAATAAACTTGCCATTGAAAAAGGAATCCGTACAGAATTAACGGAAGGATTCTTAGTTGGTCTTAAAAATCTATTTACTGAACACTACATTACAATCCCGGAAGAGAAAGTTGATGTTGTAGACGATCTATTTACAAAAGTAGAAGGTCTTGAAGAACAACTCAATGATCAAATTCAGAAAAATGTAGAAGTTCAAACAGAACTTACCAAGTTTAAAAAAGAAAAGGTCTTAGGCACTATTACAAAAGACTTGACTGAAACCCAAAAAGAAAAAGTAGCGGACTTAGCTGAAAATGTTGAAGCTGACAATGCAGAGGACTTTGAACAGAAGGTTGAAGTACTGAAGGAAAATTATTTTCCAACAGAAGACAAAAAAGTCGCAATGGTCGAAGACGTAGAAACATCAAGTGATGATGAATCCACTCCAACTAAATTACAAGAGGGAATGGATAAATACATGTCGGCTATTTCACGACAAGTTAGATAATAATAACAACAACAACTTTTTTAGTAGTTTATAATAAAACATTTAGGAGATTAACAATGTTTTTATCTGAAAATTTACAAGAGAAGTGGGGTCCTGTTCTTGACCATCCTGATCTTCCTCAAATCAAAGACTCTTACCGAAAAGCTGTTACAGCAGTTCTGTTAGAGAATGAGGAGAAGTCGATCCAGGAAGAAGGCGGTTCTTCACTTTTATTTGAGAGCTCTCCTACGAACCAAGTTGGTGCCGGTATGGGTACCACAGCTGGAAATATCAAGGGTTATGACCCAGTACTTATTTCTTTAGTTCGCAGAAGTATGCCTCTCTTAATCGCATACGATGTTTGTGGTGTTCAACCTATGACTGGTCCGACTGGCTTAATTTTCGCCATGAAGTCCCGTTATGCAAGTCAGACTGGTTCAGAAGCACTTTTCAGTGAGTCTGATTCCGGAGTATCTGGATTGAAAGCTGGTGGAACTTCCGCTCATACATCAAATGGTAACCCAGCGGCTGCCGCTTCTAGTTCAACTGCATATCTCCCAGGTCGTGGAATGACTACGACTACAGGTGAAGCACTTGGCGATTCGGCTGCAAACGCTTTTGCTGAAATGGCCTTCTCAATTGATAAGGTAACTGTTACAGCGAAAACACGTGCTCTCAAAGGTGAGTACACGATGGAATTGGCACAAGACTTAAAAGCAATTCATGGTCTTGATGCTGAAACTGAACTTTCTAATATTTTAAGTTCAGAAATTCTGTCGGAGATTAACCGCGAAGTTATCCGAACAATTTACGGTAACGCCAAAACTGGTGCCCAAACCAACGTAGCCTCCGCCGGTACATTCGATATGGATGTCGATTCAAACGGTCGCTGGATGGTTGAGAAATTTAAGGGTCTCATGTTCCAGATTGAGCGCGAAGCTAATGCAATCGGGCACGACACACGTAGAGGAAAAGGGAATATCCTTATGACTTCTTCGGATGTTGCTTCCGCACTGCAAATGGCAGGAGTGCTTGATTATCAATCTGCCGTTCCAGGTGGATCGTTGAATGTTGATGATACACAATCAACTTTTGCTGGTACTCTTAATGGTCGTTACAAAGTATATGTTGATCCATATGCAACTATTCAAGACACAAACTGGTTTGTGATTGGATATAAAGGTTCGTCAGCTTATGACGCAGGACTTTTCTACTGCCCATACGTTCCACTACAAATGGTACGTGCGGTTGGTGAGAATTCCTTCCAGCCAAAAATTGGATTCAAAACACGATACGGAATGGTATCGAATCCTTTTTCAACAGGAACCGCTGCATCCAGTGATGGATCACTCACATATAACACAAACGTTTATTACAGACGATGTCTTGTCACAAACTTGATGTAATCTTGTATTAAATTAAGTGATATAAATAAGGGTAAGGGGTCTTAGATTTCCTTACCCTTTTTTTTTGAGGTTTCATGGCAGCAACAAAACAACCAGACAACATAAACTATCTTTCGCCTACTGGATTCAGGTTCTCTTGTCAAGCTATGCCTGAAACTCAATTCTATTGCTCACAGGCAGTAATACCTGGAGTATCTATTACAGAAGTACCAGTAGCAACTCCCCACAGACAACATTGGGTGGCAGGTGATAATCTTATGTATGATGAATTTACTATTACAATGATAGTAGATGAATATATGCGTAATTGGCAAGAAATTCAGGAATGGATACTTGGATTAGGTAAGCCAGAAGGTTTTAAACAATATGAAAGAGCTGTAATAAAAGAAAGAATTAAAACACAAGGCTCTTTATTTGTACTCACCGGTTCAAAAAACCCAGCATTAAGATTTGATTTTTATGATCTATGGCCAAAATCCATATCATCAATAAACTTTGATATTCAGGCCTCTGAGATTACATATGCAACAGCAGATGTAGCTTTTCAATATAACTATTATGAAATGACGAGATTAAACCCATCAATGTAATATGAAATTAAGTGAAATACAGACGTTATGGCAAAAAGATTGTCATATCGACGATACCAAATTAGATGTTGAATTATTAAAAATCCCCAATCTTCACAGTAAATACTTGGAGTTATATAATGATGAATGCCTCCAACAAAGAAAATATTTCTACGAAAAAAAGAAACTTCTAAAATTAAAGACTATTTACTATGCTGGTAAAATGAGTCAAGGAGAATTAGAGGAACTCGGTTGGGAACCATTCATGTACAAAATCATTAAAGGATATGAGCCTAAAATAGAAACATATCTTGGGGGTGATAATGATTTAATTAAAGCAGATGAAAAATTAGACTATATAAAACAGAAAGTAGATTTTCTAGAGTCAATTATCAAGTCCCTAAATACTAGAGGATATAATATTCGATCAGCAATTGACTTTTTAAGATTTACAATGGGATCATGAAATTAAGTAAAGTAGATGATGTACATATGTTTATTGATTGCGATGCTTCACAGTCTGCAGAGCTAAACGATTACTTTACTTTTGAAATTCCAAATGCAAAATTTACTCCATCATATAGAAATGGTTTCTGGGATGGAAAAATTAGATTATTCGATGTTAGAAAAAGGCAACTGTACTATGGACTATATGAATACGTTAAAAAGTTTTGTGAAACCGGAGACTATGAGTTACAAATTGATGAAGGCGTTACGGTCGGGGATCATAATTTTAGTGATATTGATTGCACTAGATATAGTGAGCGACTTAATTTAAATCTAACTCCGAGAGATTATCAATTACAAGCTGTCAGGCATTGTATTAATATGGATAGATGTTTACTTCTATCACCGACAGCATCTGGTAAATCTTTCATAATATATTTGTTACTCAGGTATTTTAATACAAGGAGTCTAATAGTGGTGCCAACTGTATCACTAGTACAACAAATGTATACCGATTTTCAAGAATATAGTGATGATTGGAATGTTAAAGAACATTGCCATTTAATCACTGCTGGTGTAGAAAAAGAAACCGATAAACAAGTTGTAATCTCTACATGGCAATCTATCTATAATTTGCCTAAAGATTACTTTAAAGAGTTCCGCTTTATGGTTGGCGACGAAGCACATTTATTTAAAGCAAAATCTTTGACTTCAGTAATGAGTAAGCTAAAAAACTGTCGTTGGAAGTTTGGAACTACTGGAACTTTAGATGATTCCCAAACTCATAAATTAATCCTTGAGGGGTTATTTGGTCCTGTTTTTCAAGTTACACAAACAAAAGATTTAATTGATGCAGGATACTTAGCTCAATTTAATATACAATGTATAATATTCAGATATACACAAGAAGAAAAATTAGAAGCTAAAAAGTTTAATTATCAAGATGAAATTTCTTTTCTTATTAATCATGAAAAACGAAATAAATTCATTCGTAATCTTGCATGCGATCAAACAGGAAATACATTATTATTGTATCAATTCGTTGAAAAACATGGTGAAATATTATATAATATAATACAAGAAAAGGTAAATAAAGATAGAAAAGTATTTTTTGTATATGGAGGAGTAGATGGAGCAGATAGGGAAGAAATTAGAAAAATCACAGAAAAAGAAACCGATGCGATTATTGTGGCTTCATTCGGAACTTTTTCTACTGGTATTAATATTAGGAATCTTCATAATATCATTTTTGCCAGTCCTTCTAAGTCTAAAATAAGAAACCTACAATCAATAGGTAGAGGATTGCGAAAAGGAAGTAAAAAGGAAGAAGCTACTTTATATGATATTGCTGATGATTTATCTTATAAAACGTATACTAATTATACACTCAAGCATTTTAAAGAGAGAATCTCTCAATATAATGAACAACAATTTAAATATCGTATGTTTCATATTGGAATCTAAATTATATATTCCTCTGTGGCAACAACATATTTATTATAACATATTTAAATAAAAAGGTCAAGGGAAAAATAAAAAAAATAAATCCTTGATTTTATTACAGAAATAGGGTATAATATGTCATTAAAGAAAAAATCTATCGAAGTTTTATTTGAAGATGGTAGGATATTGTTACCGAATAATAGGTGGACACCTTATCATCAATTAGAACACGAATATATTCATGAGAATAGTATTGATTCAGTATTCAGAAATACTGTTAATTTAGAATTATCTAAATGGGTTAGTGTTCTCGTAGATTATGGATATGGGGATATAGTTTGTAATTTAAATTATTGGTTATGGCTAAATGAAATAAGACCTATTAAAATAAAGATTTTAATTGACAATACCCATGAGAAAAAAGGTTTTAATAATAAAGAAACCACAAGAGATAAAATTGAATATTTAATACATAAACAATGGCAATCAAATATTGAATATAAGTATGTTACAATACGAAGATCTTTTGGTAATATGTTAAGGACTTATAAAAGTGCGTTCCGAGGTAAGGGATTAATGAAACATTGCGACAAGACTTACCGGGCAATGTGGTATAAGTATGTACCTGTTAATTTAGAACAATATTGGTTTACTCCTCTTTCAATGCAATTAGAATGGTACCCAACAAAATCACAATGGGAAGAGAACATCCATAAAGACCCAAAGAAAAAATCTGCAGTATTATATAGATATTCACCTCCTAGAGATTGGGATTTAATTACAAACTATTCTTTTGCAAATATTGGTGATAAAATGATATCACAAGATGAAAAGGTGGTTAATAAGTATTGGACTAATTTAGAAAAAGCTTTAAAGAAAGAAGGTTATGCAATTGAATATCTTGATTATACTATGACACCAAATCAATTATTTACAAAAATATCTAAAGCTACAATGTTGATTTCATCTAGAGGTGGTTTTTCATACTTAGCACAGCACATTGGAACCCCTACGGTTACAATTTT